GCGCACAAGATCGGCCGCATCATCAACGGCGACCCGGACTACGACGACTCGTGGGTTGACATCGCCGGATACGCCAAGCTGGTGTCGGATCGCTTGCAAGGCACTGTCCGCTAGGCGTATCATCTGCTCCACCACTGTACGGAGGCGCACCATGCGTGACCACCTTCTCGGCTGTCAAGCCTTCCTGCCGCCCGAACCGGATCCGCAGGATCGCACGATCCATCTGCGCAAGCGCTACCCGGTCGGCATTCCCGGACGCGCGATCCGCGACTCGGTGGCTCACATCGAAGGCGACTACCTGGCCAAGAAGGCGGTTGTCGACTTTGAAGACCGGGACCACACACCGGCGGGCATGATGGTCGACTTCCCGCGCGAGTACGACCTGCAGACCATGCTCAAGGAAGCGGCGGGCCGGTTCAAGTTCTTCGACTTGGCAAAAGGCCCGGACTTCTCCGCCTTCCTGGCCGGCTATGACGCCGAGATGAAGCGGCTCTGCGGTCTGTGACCCCGACTCCGCTTCTCCGCTGGCACGGCCACACGGCCGTGGTCGTCGCCAGCGGCCCGAGCCTCACGCTCCAACAGGCGATTCTCGTCAACGACGCGCCAGTGAAGCGCATCGCCGTGAACAACAGCTACGAGATGCTCGGGCATCCGGACGCGGTGTACGCTTGCGACTACCTGTGGTGGAAGCTCAACCACATGAAGGTCAAGCAGAACATCAACCGGCAGTGTCTGTGGACGCAGGATCTCGCGGCCGCCGAGCAGTTCCAGTTGTGCCACATTCGGTGGGAGGCCAAGGACGGACTTGGCAAGCAGGGGTTGCGCGTGAACGGCAACAGCGGCGCCGGGGCGATCAACCTGGCGTACCACTTCGGTGTGCGCCGCATCCTGCTGATCGGCATGGACATGAAGCCCGGTCTGAACGGTGAGAAGCACTGGCACCCCGACCACCCCAAGCCGATGGTGCAGGGCCAGCAATTCGAAGAGTGGCGCCACAAGATGAACGTGCTGGCCAAGGATCTGAAGGCCGAGGGCGTGGAAGTCATCAACTGCACCCCGGGGTCGGCGCTTACGTGCTTCCCGATGGGTGATCTGGCAACGGAGCTCGCGAAGTGAGCATCGCCGTCCTGTGCATCCGGCCCGAGCCGTTCTACCGCTGCAACGCCTTCACGGAAGGCCTCAAGCGGCTCGGGTACAGCATCATCCTCCGCACGAACCCCGACCCGCGCTTCCGGCCTTCCGGCCGCGACGATCTGCTGGTGCTGTGGAACAAGAAGCGCGGCCACGACGAGACGATGGCGCACGAGTGGGAGCGGCAAGGCGGCACCGTGATCGTGGCCGAGAACGGCTACCTGCAGCAGACCGACAAGACCTACTACGCGCTGGCTACCCACGGCCACAACGGCTCGGGCTGGTTCCCGGTCGGCGCCGATGACCGCTTCGCCAAGCTCGGCTTCGCGATCAAGCCGCCGCGCGACGGTGGCGACTACATTCTCGTGCGCGAGCAGCGCGGCATCGGCTCGCAACTGATGGCCAGTCCACCGAACTGGGGGCCGACCATGGTGAAGGTGCTGCAACGGCACGCGCCGCACCCGGTGAAGCTGATGCCGCACCCCGGCGACAAGGGCAAGCTAGAGAAGGATCTGGCGGCGATTTCCAAGGCGCGCAGCGTCGTGATTTGGAGCAGTGCGATCGGCGTGCGGGCTCTGGTCGAAGGCGTGCCGGTGCAGCACTTCGCACCGCACTGGATCTGCGAGACGTGGGGCAAGGGTCGCGAGGCGGCGCTGCAACGCATGGCCCACGCGCAGTGGCATTTTGACGAAATCGCCAGCGGCGAGCCGTTCGCCCGCATGAAGGCAGAAGGATGGGGGCCGAAGTGGCACTGACGTTGTACCCCGTACCCGGCAAGGCGAAGTCCAAATTGATCTGCAACGCCTTTGCGGCCGGTGCACCACGGCACGCCACCGGCGCCGTTTTCTTCGGCACCGAGGGCGTGATGCAGGCCTTCCAGCGCGCCAAGCAAGGCACGTGGTGGTACATCGACAACGCCTACACCGACCCGCAGCGCCAGCTGTATTTCCGCGTGACGAAGAACGCGCTGCAGGTCGACCCGCGAGTGCTCTATCTCGACGGCGAAGGCAAGACCAAAGCCACACTACGCGACAGCGACGGTACGCGCTTCGCCCGCCTGGGCATCACCGTCAAGGACTGGCGGCACAAGCCCGAGGGCAAGATTCTCGTGATCCCGCAGTCCGACGACTTCATGAAGTCCACGCTCGGCCGCAAGGGCGACTGGCTGCGCGAGACGGTGGAGAAGCTCAACGCCTGGGGCTACGGGCCGCGCATCCGCGTGCGGCCGTGGCTGCGGGACAAGGCCACAGCCTATGTCGAACTGCACCGCGACCTCGACGACGCGGCGATGGTGGTGACATGGAGCTCGGCCAGCGCCATCACCGCGCTCTACGAGGGCATCCCGGCGATCAGCGAGAGCGGCGCCGCGCACGCGCTGACCGGGCCGTTGACGCAAGAGCAAGTTGCGCAACCGCTGATGCCCAGCCTGGAAGAACGTACCCGCTTCCTCCAGATCCTGGCCGACAATCAGTTCACCTTGGAAGAATTCAAGAACGGAGTGGCATGGCGATGGCTGGAAAGCAATCAGTGAACAAGGGGTGGTTCTCAACCCCCGGACGGCCGGGCGATCGCACGCTTGACCAGCAACTCAACGGCCTGGATCGGCTGTTCATGGCGGTGCGCGGCAAGACCGTGCTCGACGTGGGCTGCGCCGAAGGCCTGATCAGCATCGAGTTGGCCAAGGCCGGCGCGATCGCAGTGCACGGCGTCGAGATCGTGCCGGAGCACGTGAAGGTGGGCAACAAGCTGCGCGGCGATCTGCCGGTCACCTTTGAAGTTGGCGACGCCAACGTGTGGCAGCCCCGGCGCAACTACGACATCGTGATCGCGCTGGCGCTGCTGCAGAAGGTGCGCAACCCCACGGCTGTGGCGGCGCGCCTAGCCGCCTCGGCAATCGACATGGTGGTGTTGCGGCTGCCGCCGGCGCACGCGCCCACGATCATCGACGCCCGTTCGGGCAACGAGCCTCACCACATCGGCGCCGTCATGAAGAACGGCGGCTTCTATGTCGAGCACGCCGGCTACGACGGTGCGTTCGGCGAGTGGATGGGCTACTACCGGAGAACGAAGTGAGCCGTCTCGTCCCCCTGTACCAAGAGATCGCCGCCAAGGACAGTGCGAACTTCGCGGGCCTGTCGGTGCTGCAGCATGCCGACGCTCTCAAGAAGCTGGCCAACAAGCACAAGCCCAAGACCTTGCTCGACTACGGCTGCGGCCGAGGCGACGCCTACCGCAGCCCCCACAAGTTGCACCACCAGCTGGGCATCCCCCGCAGCAACGCCACGCTTTACGACCCGGCCTTCCGCCGTGACGACATCCTGCCAGCGGGCAAGTTCGACATGGTGATCTGCAGCGACGTGCTGGAGCACGTGCCGGAGGATGAGGTGGATCAACTCATCGAGCGGCTGTTCGGGTACGGTCGGTTGATTGTCTGGGCGTCGGTTTGCTGCCGCCCGGCCAAGAAGACCTTCACCGATGGCACCAACATGCACGTGACCGTTCAGCCCTATGCGTGGTGGGAGCGCAAGTTCGCCGCCTATTCCGAGGCCACGCGCATCCCTTTCGTGCTGGTGGAGACGCCCTGATGGGCTACGGTGATTGGCTGATGGCGGCGGGCGAGGCTCGCCTCGCGCACGAGAAGACCGGCCGCCCCGTGCTGATCACCGACCCCGCGGGCAAGCCTCAGTGGTCCGAGGTCTTCGAACGCAACCCGTACATCATCCCCAAGCCGTTCGCGGCCGGCGGCTTCGTGCGCGTCATCAGTTCCTCCGGCAACCGCCCCTACATCGCGGCCAAGAGCGCCGGCCGGTGGACATGGAAGCCGTACACGCCGATCCCGGCGGAGATGTTCTTCACCGACGCCGAGCTCAACTTCGCCGAGTGCTGCCGCGGCAAGATCATGATCGAGCCGAACGGCAAGGCTCCGGGGCACAAGAACAAGCTGTGGTTTCGCGACCGCTGGCAGGAACTGGTGCACAAGACTCCGCACCACTTCGTGCAGTGCGGCCCTTCCGGCAGCGACTGGCTCGATGGCGTGAGCCGCATGCCGACCACCACTTTCCGCCAGGCGCTGGCGGTGCTGTCGGTCTGCCACGCGCTGGTGACCACCGAAGGCGGCCTGATGCACGGCGCCGCTGCGGTCGGCACGCCAGCCGTGGTGCTGTGGTCGGAGTTCATCGCACCGAATGTCACCGGCTACAGGCAGCACCACAACATCCGGCATGCCACCCGCACCTGCGGCATGCGCGTCAACTGTCCCTCCTGTCGCAAGTCGATGGAGGCTATCACCGTCCGCGAGGTTGCGGGCGCCCTCACGGAGATCCTGAACAATGAAGCAAGAACTGGGCTGGTGGTTCCCTGACCACGAGCAACACCTGCCGGCATGGATGCGCAGCCCGAAGGGCTACCTCGTGCTCAACGGCCGCCCGAGTTACCAAGGCAAAAAGCAGCAGGCAGCACTGGCCGCCGTTCTCCAACACCGCACGGCGGTTGACGTGGGCGGCCACATCGGCCTGTGGAGCTACAACCTCGCGGCAGCCTTCGAACAGGTGCACGCCTTCGAACCGGTCGAGGCGCACCGTGCGTGCTTTGCGCGCAACGTGGAGGCCGCCAACGTCACGTTGCATGCTTGCGCGTTGGGCCGGGAGGAAGGCAGCGTCAGCATCCACACAGCGCCGACCAGCACCGGTGACTCGTGGGTCAAGGGTGGCGGCAACATCCCGATGGTGACGCTCGACAGCCTGCAACTGACCGAGGTCGACTTCATCAAGATCGACTGCGAGGGCTACGAAGAGAACGTGCTGCGCGGCGCCGTCGAGACGATCGAGCGCGACCGGCCCGTCATCATCGTCGAGCAGAAGCGCGACATGGCTACCAGCCGCTTCGGCCTGGAGCCGCTGGGCGCGGTCAAGTTCCTGCAGAGCCTGGGGTACAAGGTCGCGCAGGAGATCAGTGGCGACTACCTGATGGTGCCGGCATGAGCGGCGCGGGCATTGATGCATGGCTTGCGCATCTTGATGAAGAAGTTCGGCGGCTCACGAACGAAGGCTTGACGCGCTATGCCGTCGCCAAGCGGCTCGGTAT